GTTCATATTCTATAACTAAATAAATCTGTCTGGAATATTTCATTCAGAGGTTTGAGCAAATCTCTTCACATGAATGAATTCACAATAATTTTGAAATAATCGTTTTTCAACGAAA